CTAAATACTTTAATTGCTGTAGTTGACCAAATTACTGCAGGATCCGACTGTGGTAAACCGGCAAAGAGCGTGAGCTGAAAATCTGGTTAACGGTGAAACACCGGGTTATTTTGGAGAGCTAATGGCTATTGGTCGTATTTCCGGTCAGCTCTTGAAATCCAACTTGCTTCGTGCAGGCGAGAATTTGGCTTTCGAGACAGACTTACTCTATTTGGATGTTGTTAACTCTCGCATCGGGATAAAAACAGCAGCCCCTAGCACAGACCTCGATGTCAACGGTCACACTCGTTCAACTAATCTCACTGTAGATACACAACTAAATGTAGGCGATCTACACTTCACTGGTAATACCATAACCAGTGATTCTTCAACCATAAACTTTGCAGCGGCCGCAGGTGAAGCCACCGTTTATCATTCGAGACTGCAGATAGATGATCTGCAACTGCAGGGCAACACCATATCAACCACTGTGAGCAACAGCAGCATAGAAATAGACCCCAACGGCACAGGTACTGTTAATATTATTGCTAATACCAATATCACCGGTAACCTAGGAGTCACAGGCAACATCTCTGCCACAGGCAATGTGGTTATAGGCGGTAACATACAGATTGGTGATGCACTTACAGATAATATTATATTCAATGCCAGCATCCGCAGCGATCTTGTGCCAGAAACTGACAACACCTATGATCTAGGTTCTGTTGCATTCCGTTGGAGAGCTGTTTACGCTGCTAATCTGTACACAGATATTATCACTGTACCTGCACTAGATGTAGGTAACTTGATGTTCCGTGATAATGAAATCACTACCACAACAGGACAAGACCTATACATTGACGGCAATGGTGCAGGAGGTGTGAGATTAGGCAATTTCCGTATAGTAGATAATGTGATCACTAACATAACCTCCGGAGCGGTATCACAGATAGCACAGACAGGTATTGGATATTTTAAAATACAAGGCACCAACGGTTTTGTGCCTCCTGTAGGAGCATCCGGAAATAGACCAACTGCATATGCTGTGTTAGGTATGACAAGATTCAACACTGATTCCGCTGCTTTGGAGATATGGGACGGCGCAGACTGGGCATCACCAGCAGGTGCATCAGGTGCTGTTTCTGTTGCAGAAGCCAACGACATCGCTGCTCAATTAGCATTGACACTAGGATAAACATATGCCAACAGTATTTAAACACGCACTGGTTACACAAATAGGCACTAACCCCACCGATGTAGTAGAGATTGGCGCAGGAGTCCGAGCCACAGTTATAGGCTGTAATCTAGCTAACGTGACAGAGTACGACACTGTGGTAGTGGACATACAGGTAGTGGGTGTAGATACCACAGTGGCATACTATGTCAAGGGATTAATAATCCCACCAAACACATCTGTGAAAGTGATCACACAGGGCGAAAAATTAATACTGCCCGCAGAAACAGAACTGCGAATGGTCAGCGACACCGCAGACAGTGTCGATGCCACAGTAAGTTACGTTGAAATATCATAAGGATCGATCATGCCAAGCACATATTATCTAGGAACCAGTCCAGACGAAGCACTAGGAGATAGCCCTCGATACTGGTATGCTTTGCGTAGAAATGAAGACGGTGAATTATTTTTGCTACGCAGTGATCAACTCAAAGACAAAGACAGCATTGAATTAAATCTTCCTGGGGCCCCCGAAGAAAATTTTGAGGATCTTGAACCTGGAGTAGATTATTTTGACGGTATCACCGAGGACCATGAGGTAGAATACGATAATTTAGTATATACACAATATCGTTGGGATAATCGTAACATGCTCTACTACGTAGACAGTAACGGTAGGCTAACACAGCGGATAAATCAAGGTTACACATACCCTACAGGACATTCAAGTTAAACGGAATAAATTATGGCAGAATTTAAAATCAGTAGAATTAGATATACATGGCGCAATGCGTGGTCTAACACTACGGCGTACAATCGTGACGATGTAGTTAGATACGGTGGAAGCACATGGATCTGTCAAAGGCAACACACAGCTTCCACGTTCGCTGCTGATCAGGCATATCTTGCTAATGCGGGAGATTCACAACCATCTCCTGCATGGTTGAAGATGACCGACGGCTATGCCTGGAGAGGTGCATGGACACAGTCAACTTTATATAATCCTGGCGATATCGCTCTATATGGCGGAGTGATTTATCTATGCGTGACCAGCCATCCATCGCAATCAACATTTGATGCTAACATAGCAAATTGGGCTGTGTATCTCAGTGCTGATAATTGGCGCACAGCCTGGTTACCAAATATCAGATACGGTATAGGTGATGTTGTAAGATACAACGGCACCGTATATAGGTGCGTAGTAGGGCACACATCATCATCCACAGCACTGGGACTAGAGATAGGTAATAACGATAATCAAGACGACAGCACCGGAGAACTTTGGCAAGTGGTCTATGAAGGTATACAGTATGTAGGAGCATGGACCGCTGCTACGAGATACAGAGAAAACGATCTAGTAAAATACGGTGGCAGTATATTACGTTGCATAATAGGGCATGTAGCAGATGCAAATATAACCAACGCTAATTTTGTCACAGAATTTCCAGGATTTAATTTTTATCAAGAATGGAGCAACTCGGTCTATTATGCTATCGGTGATGTTGTTCGCCATGGCGGATATTTATACATTTCTAACAATAATAACACAGCCAGTACCTCTCCGGTGTTGGATTCTACAAATTGGCAAGTGTTGTCTAAACAAATTAATTTCCAAGGCGATTGGTCGGCTAGTGTAGATTATAAAATAGGTGATTTAGTAAGACGTGGTGGAGATCTATATGTTGCAGTTACTGATGTAATCGACGATGGTAGTTCTCTCGATTATCTCGACGATGGAGATTGGGAAAAAATTACCGTAGGACAAAATTGGAGAGCTTCATGGGTAATAAATCAACAATATAGTGTTAACGATCTAGTAATTTATCTAGGGAATACCTATAAATGCAATTTTGAACACATAGCCACAAATCAAAATTTTCCTGGAGATAACGGATCTGGATTTTTCTATTGGGATTTATTAATACAGGCAGGACAAGACGCTGGTATGACTACCAGAGGCGATTTGCTAACCTATGATCTTAGCAGATCACTGCAAGGTGACGGCAGCACTTTTGGTCCAGCAAGAGTACCTGTAGGTGAAAGCGATCAGTTGCTGATAGTCAATAATGAAAACAGTGTAGATTACGCCTATTGGGGAGACATTGCCAGAGTACGCTATGTCAGCCTAGACGGAGTAGACGATGACACAGATCCAGAACGTGGAACCAGCCAATTCCTTCCTTGGAGAACCATAAGATATGCCTGTGAAAAAGTAGACGACGGATTTTCAGGAACGACTACGATCAGAGTCAGCGTGGGCGAGTTTGAAGAAATTATTCCGATTATCGTGCCAGCACGAACTGTGATACTAGGAGCAGAACTTAGAAGCACCACAATCAAAGCAGCTGGACCAATCGCAGCATTGGCTCTAGACCGTACATACCACATCGCGGTGTTGAATAGAATTTCAGGAATAATACAGGCTATTGTTGCAGGAACTGCTATTAGTCCCCCAAAATCTGCAGGTAATATATTAAATCCTGTAATTGTAACTGAAACAGTATCTATTTCGTTTAGCCCACCACAGTTCGATGAATTCGGTAGTGAAATTTTTGACACATCCACTCAACCTCGACCTACTAGTAATACTGCTGCAATAGCTATACAGACTAAAATTGCAAATATTATTGCTTATATTAATTTTAATATAAATTCTACCGGCAGCAATCCTACACTGGTCGGAACTAACACCGCAGTAACAGATGTTGAATATACTAACACTGTGTTACAACTTGAAGCTAACAAAGAATTTCTAGCTGCAGAAGCTGTGGCATTTATGCAGGTAACATATCCTATATACGCATTTGATACCATCCGATTAAGCACTGACATACGTAGGTACATAGACGCTTTTAAGTATGATATAATTTATACTGGTAATTATAAATCATTACTAGCAGCTAGGTATTATAGAAATGCTGTGCTAGGATGTAATGAAAGCGAAGATATGTTCTATGTGCGAAATTCCACAGGTATTAGAAACTGTACTCTCAAAGGACTTGAATCAACGTTAAATCCACCCGCAGCTTTTGATCTGTATCAGAAACCCCTAGGCGGTGCATATGTATCCTTGGATCCAGGTTGGGGTCCAGCTGACAATCGCACCTGGATCACCACCCGATCACCGTACATCCAAGGAGTTACTACCATAGGTACTGGTTGTGTTGGACAAAAGATTGATGGAGCACTACACAACGGTGGTAACAGATCTATCGTCAGCAATGATTTCACACAGGTTCTCTCAGATGGCATAGGTGCTTGGGTGTTGAACAACGGTCGTGCTGAATTGGTATCAGTGTTCTCATACTATGCGCACATCGGTTACCTAGCTGAAGACGGTGGAGTTATTAGAGCCACGAATGGTAACTGTTCCTACGGTGCCTATGGTGCTATATCCGACGGTGTGGATGCTTCGGAAACCCCAGCCACGGCCGCGGTCTATACCAGAGCACAACAGGCCAGCATAGCAGCGGCATTTGCTGGAGATTTCGTAGATGAAATACAGATCTTAGAATTCGCCAACTGCGGAAATGATTATACCTCAGCTACTGCAACTTTTGCAGGTGCCGGCGTAGATGCTGCTGTGGTATTTGAAGATTTCCGTGATGATGCTGTTTTTGAAGCCAGGCTGCTTGATGCCAACGCTGGAACAGCAACCATTGCCACAGCCATTGGAGGCACCGGATATGTACTAGTACAAAATAATGCCCAATCCGGAGATGCTACTACAATCACCATTGCCAGTAATGATGCTAATTCAATTACAGAATATCTTGGTATGAGAATTGTGATCACCAGCGGTGCAGGCACAGGACAGTACGGCTATATCACTGCCTACAACAATGTTTCCAAAGTAGTAAGTGTAACAAGAGAATCAGACGATCAGCCAGGCTGGGACCATGTGGTGCCGGGAAAATTACCAACAGTTCCGTTATTAACTAACACCACATATAGAATAGAACCTCGAGTTATATTCTCTGCACCTGCATATTCAGCCACACAGATCACAGTGCCTGTGAATACTTCATGGTCAGAAATCGTCTATGGTGAAACCACCGAAACATATACCAACGTAGCGGTTAATGAAGCAGGAACAGGAACTACAATAGGAGTTGGCGCCGCAAATGCTACCTTTAATGTTGTAAAACAGGGCAGAGATTACACTCTCACAATTAATAATGGCGGTGCAGGATACGAAGTTGATCAACTATTAACTATTTCCGGAACACTATTAGGAGGAACAACACCAACTAATGATCTATTCATATTGGTCACAGCTGTCAGCGATGACAGCACAAATTCTATACTCGCAGCACAACAAAAAACCTACGGTACTGGAGAAGACAACGAAGCAGCCAGCGGTAGATTTGTAGCAGTATCTACCGGAGGCAGCGCCGCTCTGTATAGTGAAGACGGTACTACCTGGACTGATTTCAACATGCCGACTTCGGGAGACTGGAAGTGTTTAGCCGCAGGTAGAGTCACATATCCTGCATTAGGCAACCATATATTTGTAGCTATACGCACAGGCAGCGCAGTGGCAGCTAGTTCCTTAGACGGAATCACATGGACCACAAGAGCAATGCCAGCATCAAGGGTCTGGAAATCATGTATCTATGGGGGAGGTATATTCCTTGCCATAGCTTCAGATTCAAATTCAGCAGCCTACAGCCTAAATGGCATTGGTTGGACTACAACTGTATTACCGGGGTTTGGTGATTCTACTCTTAACGAATGGGTAGATGTAGCCTACGGAAAAAACACCTACGTGGTGTTGGCCAATAGTGGAAATAATGTAATGGTAGGTGCATATAATTCTACCTTGAACACATGGTCGTGGACCGGCCACATCATGGATGTGATCGCAGACTCCTCGGCCAAAGACTGGGTCAGTATAGCCTACGGTAATGATAGATTTGTGGCCATATCCAGCACAGGTGAAGTGGCATATAGTTTTGATGGGGTTGTATGGCTAGCAGCCACAATGCCTTCGCAGGACGGAAGCACAGCCCATAACTGGAAAAAGATTCGCTATGCACAAGGAGTATTCTTTGCGGTTGGAGATACCGGCGGTAGAGATATCGCAGGCGATCCAGTAGCTGTGCCAACAAACTACGCAGCCACATCATTCGACGGCATAGTATGGACGTCTAGAACATTGGCATCTTCCAAAGAATGGGTATCGATAGCGTTTGGTAATCCTTATGTGGATGCCAGAGACTCTACTACCGGTAAAAGAACCCCTATGTGGATAGCCATAGATAACACTGAAATATTCAACAAAATACAAACAGGAGCAAGAGCACTAGGTCGTGTGACCATAAGCAGCGGTATCATCAGAAGCATCAAGATGTGGGATCCAGGATCCGGCTATACAGAAGGACCGTTATGCACACTAGTTGATCCTAATAACAATACAGATGCTAGAATAGAATCCAGAACCGGAGATGGAGTTTTAGCCCAGCCTGGTTGGTTGAACAGAGGACTGGGTTATAGAACAACCAGTACCACAGTTACAATCAGTGGCAACGGATATGCAGATGTTACTCCCTCAGGAAAATTCTTTGTAATGAATGACCTAGATGCTTACCCCGGACCAGGCGCCAGTTTGACTATTGGTAACTTGCCAGATTTTTATACGCTGGTAGCCATAGAAGAAATTGGTCAAACTGACAGAGGACTAGCTGCGAGAATACGAGTTAGTCCCGAAATCAAGGTCAGAGATAATCTACAGCATCTTACACCTATCACTATCAGAACGCAGTTCAGCCAATGCCGTATCACTGGACATGATTTCTTAGACATAGGCACAGGCAACTTTGAAGAAACCAATTACCCAGAATTATACAGTGGATTCTATACTCCCTCACCAGAAAACGAAGTAGTTGAACTGAATCGTGGCCGTGTATTCTATACCTCTACCGATCAAAGCGGTAACTTCCGTGCAGGAGAATTATTTGCGGTAGAACAGGCCACAGGTGTTGTAACGATCTCTGCGGACTTTTTTGATCTCGGTGGATTATCTGAACTGAGACTAGGTGGTATCAGAGTAGGCGGCACTGGAGCAGTGATTCGTGAGTTTTCAACTGATCCGTTATTCACCGCAGATTCTAATAACATCGTACCCACAGAACGAGCTATCAAAAGCTATCTAGCCAGTAGATTGTCAGTGGGCGGATCTGAAATTGCAGTGGGTAGTTTCATAGCCGGTACCATATTGGTAGGACCAGATAGAATTAATAACACAGCTGGACTGAGAATCATAGTGCCGGTAAGAGCAGAATTTGATCGAGCAAGCTCAGGAATCAGCGGAAGCATGCTGGCACAGACGATGTTTTATAGGTCGTTTCGCAATTAATTTTTATTAATAAATATAGGATACGGAGTAGAAAATGGCAGAATTCAAACTAGGTAGAATTAGATTTGTATGGAAAAATGACTGGAACCCTTCCACCGTCTATTACATAGACGATGTGATAAGATACGGTGCCCGCACCTATATCTGTGCTGTAGGTCATACCTCCGCAGCGGATTTTAACACAGATCTAGAATACAGTCCTACCAAATGGAATCAAATGAGCGACGGCCAATCATGGACCGGCGATTGGAATACTTCTACATTCTACAAACTTAATGATGTGGTGAAATATGGCGGATTGTTATATATCTGCAATGACAGTCACACATCTACAGCCACAACAGCATCAGGTCTAGAAGCTGATCAAGCCAAATGGACATTATATGCCGAAGGATTTGATTGGAAAAATTCTTGGTCAGTCAGCACACGATACAAGGTAAATGATCTAGTTAGATACGGCGGTTACACTTATGTATGTAATACCTATCATACATCTGCAGCCACAGCCGCATCGGGACTAGAAGCTGATCAAGCTAAATGGGACAGTTTCAACCAAGGCATAGAATACAAAGGTACCTGGGTCACCGCTACCAGATATAAACTCAATGATGTTATAAAATATGGTGCAGGACTTTGGATCTGTACCACACAGCACACTGCTGATGCCGCATTCTTAACAGACAGCACTGCAGGTCGTTGGGCACAATTTGCAGAAGGTATTGAATTTGAAGATACATGGAGTTCTGGAACTCTATACCAACCAGGAGACATAGTTCGATACGGTGGTAATCAATACGTAGCAAAAAATATTCACTCAGCGATTGTTCCATCGACAGGCACATCAAATTGGGATTTATACAGCGAAGGATTCAAATTTCAATCAGACTGGAATGATAGTACTTCTTACAAAATCGGTGAAGTTGTTAGACTTCGCGGATATACCTATCTAGCCACAGCAGACAATACTAATCAAGAGCCACCTAATGTCACATATTGGCAAAGACTTAATTCTGGTATTGCTTGGCAAGGAGAATGGACTGACGATATAAATTATAAATTAGGCGATGCAGTGAGATTTGGCGCAAATGCCTATATCTGTCTTCTGGCACACAGATCAGAAGGTGACGATGGATCAACTATAGGACCAGAAGGCGGAGGTGCTGCTAATAGTAGACCAGATCAAGACAGCACAGGTACCTATTGGAGCTTACTAAACATCGGTTCTGAAACTGATATCTTATCAGTTCGTGGAGATTTAGTTTACTACAGCGGTTCGGGCCCTACAAGATTACCTATCGGACGTGAAGGTCAAGTTCTACGGTCCGACGGTGTAGACCCAGAATGGGCCACACTAGGCGAAATTGATCACAATTATTTTGTAGCACCACACGGCACAGATCTTCCTGCACCTATACATGGCAAGACCTGGGATAAGCCATGGAAGACTATTCGATATGCCTGTGAACAGGTAGAACGTGGCCCTAGAAATCCCGATGCCACATATCTATTAGAACTTAATCGTGTGTTCATACAACGAGAAACCACAGAATTCATACAGAATCAGATCACTAACAACATAGCACCGTTCACATCGGCATTTGTCTACGACGATTTCAAATGTGAAAGAGATGTGGGATTTGTTGTAGATGCATTGATCTATGATCTTAGACATGGCGGCAACGTCAAAACTAGAGGAGCAGCTAATGCTCTCATAGGTGGACTCAGCGCAGAAGAAACAGAAGCATATCCTGGTCTAGCTGCAGAATCAGACGAATCCATAGCGGCCTATAATTACATGGTCACTGTAGTCGAGGATGTACTAGCACAGACAGCTCCAGCAGTGAACTATCAGACCTTGAACGGTGACAATTCAACTGCCACAGTATCGCAGTATTTCAATGCTGACCTCACAGCAGAACCAGGAGCATATACCACAGCAGCTGGTTTAGTTGAAGTAATCACTGATGCTATCACTGCCCGTGCAGCAGCAGTAACCGCTCCACAGATCGCAGCAGCATTGGCCAGTGTGCCTGCTCGTAGAAGTCCTAACAATCTTATCAGCATTGCTACTGGGCAATACAGAGAAACGTTGCCTATCATTGTTCCAGAACAGACCTGCGTGATTGGAGACGAATTAAGATCCACAAACGCTGGTCCTGCTGGTAGCTTGACGAATCTTGCAGATTCTTACTATTCTATGGGTGCGCTGTCAAGACTAGAAACAGTAGTCAGTCAAATTATCACTGGCTCTAACGTCACAGAAAGCTCAGGAAACACTGCTACACAGAGTGCAGCATTTCCGTATGCCAGCGCAGATGAACAGGCAGATATCACACAGCTGGTAAGAGTAATACAGCATCAGATCGATTATCGAATCAGCACCACTCACATGGTTACCAACACAGATCCTACAGGTTACGATACTGCTTATCTCACAGGCTACGGTGATGCTAGAACACTGATAAAAGAAAACAAAGAATTTATCAAAGCTGAAATCATCGCCTTTATCACTGAAAACTACCCTTCAGTGAAATATTCTAGAACCATATGCAAACGAGACACAGGTTTTATTGTCGATGCTATGGTCTATGACTTGACCTATGGCGGTTTTACGCAGACACTGAATGCAGGATTAGCCTATTTTGACGGCACCACAGGGCTGGAAATTGACGCATCAGAAGTCACTGCTACTGTGGCTGCTTATGGTAGATTAAAAACTGTGATGCAAGAAATCGCTGCTAACACCACAGTGACCAAATCCACAGGTAATGCTGCTACACAATGGACCGATGCGACTAATCTCACAGGTGGGTCTGCAGCCAGCGCATTCATCGGCGCTAACATTGACAACATCACTAACCTATTAGCAGGCGATTCCACCGCAGCTACTCCTCCTATCGTTACAGTGACTTCGATAACTGGCACAGACACCTTTGTTACTGCTGGTCACAGTCTACAAGCAGGCGACCTAGTGGTTCCTATTGAAACACAGAACGGACTCACTGTAGGCACACGTTATTACGTAATTGCATCAGGACTTACAGCTACTGATTTCAAGGTATCAACAAGTTATGCGGGTGCAGCAGCCACAGGATTTACTAACGGTTCTGGTTTAACCTTGGTAATGACCTACGAGGATCGTCCGATTGCCACCAACGCTGTAACTTCTACCACAGCACTAATTACTGCATTTACAACTCTAAGTGCGGCGGCTCAGACTATTGTATCAAACATGACAGTTTATATTGATGCAAACTTTCCATCATTAACCTATGATCCTAATAAGTGTGAAAGAGATGCTAGAATTATCTTAGATGCAGTAGGCTATGACTTCATGTTTAACGCCAACGGACAAACTAGAAATGCAGCTTACGCTTATCTAAGAGCCAGTGCCAGCGATGTTTATAGTCTAGGACAGAAAGCAGCCACCCGAGCAGCATTTAGTTATGTGAAAACACAAGCCAAGGCCAACGTAGGCGGTGATGCTACTGCACAGGCTCGCATTGAAACACTGATGACTCTGTTAGATGATATCATTTATGGCGCCACCAACGAAGGTAGTCGCTGTGCTTCTGGTAACAGGATGGTGGATTACGCAGTTCTGCAGTTAGAAAGAAACAGAGATTATGTTGTTACAGAGATCGATGCGTACATAGACTCAACATATACAACCACAGTAACGAATGCCACAGCGGCCACAGATGTGTTTACCTGCACCAGCACAGCTTGGATGCAGCGTAATGCAGCAGTGAGATTCTCAGGAACTGTATTTGGCGGTATTAGCACAGGTACAACATATTACATACAGAATGTTGTAAGCTCAACAACCTTTAAAATCTCAACTACAAGAGATTCAAACACAGCACTAGACATTGCATCTAATGCATCTGGATCTATGACTGTGAGCTTGTATTACAGCAGTGAAGCATGCCTGCGAGACGTTGGTACATATATTGACGCACTAAAATATGATTTGAAATATCCAGGCAACTACAAATCTCGATATGCCGCTAGATACTATGGTAACAGCGTGGTTGGCAGCCTAGAAGAAGACATGTATTATCTACGTGATGGTACAGGTGTTAGAGATCAGACACTGCAGGGACTCACAGGCGATCTTTTAGCACCTAATGAGTACGGTACATCAAGAGTTTCGGCCGGAGCCTACTGTTCCTTGGATCCAGGTTGGGGTCCAGAAGATTACCGTACCTGGATCAACACTCGCTCACCATACGTACAAGGGGTGACCACACTGGGTACAGCCGCCGTGGGACAGAAGATCGACGGCTCGCTGCACAATGGTGGTAATGATTCCATCGTTTCCAACGACTTCACACAGGTTATATCAGACGGTATTGGTGCTTGGATCACCAACAACGGTCGTGCTGAATTGGTATCAGTGTTCTCATACTATGCGCACATCGGATATCTAGCAGAAAATGGTGGTAGGATCCGTGGCACCAACGGTAACTGTTCATACGGAGATTTTGGAGCTGTGGCAGAAGGATTTGATGCCAGTGAAACACCTGGCACAGCCGTAGTAGATAATAGACTGCAATTTGAAGCAGTTATTGATCGCATTGTCACAGACGGATCGGCACTGACACAATTTGAATTTACCAATGCTGGTATTGATTACACTGAAGTCACATATGTCATTACAGGTGGCGGCACTGGAGGATCAGTTCAGCAGGATGAATTCCGTGATGACGCTGTGTTCGAAGTACGCATGTTGGATCTAGTTGAAGACAGTACCGACGCTGAAGAAGCTGTAGGTAATTTTGGTGGATTTGGTTATATTACAAATTCCAACACCTGCCAGGGCGGCACATCAACTTCAGTGACTATTGCTGCCACAGATAGTGAGACCAGCACAGCCTATATAGGTATGAAAATCGTGCTCACAGGCGGTGCAGGTGTAGGACAGTTTGGTATTATCGACACATATAATTCAGGCACTAAAGTAGCAGGCTTGGTCAAAGAATCCGATGGCACAGCAGGATTTGATCATTTGATAGCAGGCACAGCAATAGTATCACCAGATGCTTCTAGCACCTATATCATCGAACCAAGAGTAACATTCTCAGCACCCGGCTACACATCCACAGCAGCTACACTGCCAACCTCAGGCACATGGACCGCTGTCAAATACGGAGAAACCGCAGCGGTATACGCATCAGTCACCGGCACCTACAGTGGTGCCGGTGTTGGTGCTACATTTACTGTGATACGCAACGGATGGAAATACACACCGTCCTTACAGACCGCTGGTACAGGATATGTGAGATTACAAACCATTACCATACTGGGAACCAGTCTCGGTGGGTTGAGCACAGCCAACGACCTAGTGATAACCATCACCGCGGTTAATGCTGCAACTGGAGCTATCTTAAACTTTGATCATGCAGGATATGGCATAGGTGGCAGATATGTAGCTCTAAGAGGTGGCAGCACAGTGGGTGCAACATCTGAAGATGGTATTGCATGGGATACTCGAGCCAGCTTAATGCCGAGTGCGGCAAACTGGTCAGCTATGACTGCTGGCTTGTTTGATGACGGATCCACAGTGGGCAAAGTCAGCAAATTCGTAGCAGTTGCTGGAACCTCAGCCAACACCACAGGTGCATATTCAGATGACGGCATTACTTGGTCAGCCGCCAGTATGCAGACATCAGCAACATGGGTAGATGTGGCATTTGGTGGTTTCAGCGCACAGAAATTTGTAGCAATAGCCAGCGATGTAACCACTGTGCGGATCAGCAATGATGGTGAAAACTGGGATCAAACTGGCACACTTACCACCACTGGTTTCACAGCTATTGCATACGGTAAAAACAGATTCGTAGCCATCAAGAGTGGAACCGCAGTTACAAATTATGCTACCACATCAGGAGTCACGGGCACATGGACTGCAGGCACACTGCCAAGTTCATCGAACTGGAACAGTATAGCCTACGGTAATAACAGATTCGTAGCTGTGTCTAACACCAGTGGTACTGTAGCTGCCTACAGTCTAGATGGTATTACGTGGACTGCCAGCACACTGCCATCAACAGCACAATGGACCAAGGTCACATACGGTCAAGGAGTATTCCTTGCTGTGAGTACAACCACAGCAGCAGCAACTTCTCCAGACGGTATCACATGGACTCTAAGAGCTACATCTACAGCAGCCAGTGGATTCTCAGCTGTCACTTTTGGTAACAGAAATCGTTATGGTCAATTTGTAGGTGTTGGCGCTAGCACAGGCACAGTAGCCACATACATTAGAACTGGAGCCACTGCTAGAGCTCGTGCGTTGGTGGCATCTAACAAGATATTCCAGATTAACATCACAGAGCCTGGTTCTGGATATACTACTGAACCAACTATAACATTCACGGATCCTAACAACACCTTTGAAGCACCAGTAACCGTGAGACGAGGATCGGGAGTATTGGCCAATCCATCGTTTGTTAACCGAGGCACGCAGTATGTCACCAGCAGCTGTGAAGTAGACATCGGCGACGGTTACGCCAACGTGTTCCAACCAGGCGCATTTGTAGCAGTGAGACAGATCACTGAACAACCAACTCCGGGATCTAATGTGGTGTTTGGACATCTACCAGATCGCACATTTAAATTAGTGAATGTTATCACGTTCTTGGGCGTCAACGATGGAGCCTACACCGCATTCTTACAGATCAGTCCTAATTTAACCATCGGCGAAGCACCTGAAGATGCTGTAACGGTCACCACCAGACTGCGTTATAGCCAGTGTCGTTTAACTGGGCATGACTTCTTGGACATAGGTACTGGTAGTTTTATTGAAACTAACTATCCTAACTCTCCGTTGCAGCCGCCTATTCCAGCCAACGAAGCAGTTGATTCCAACGGTGGCCGTGTGTTCTTTACAAGCACAGACCAGGACGGTAACTTCCGAGTTGGCGACCTGTTTAACATTGAACAATCAACTGGTATTGCTACATTAAATGCTGATGCTTTTAATATTTCGGGCCTGCAAGAACTTAATTTAGGCAACGTGACACTAGGTGGCGGTTCGGCTACGATCACTGAATTCTCTACAGACCCGTTCTTTACTGCGGATTCAGACAATATCGTACCTACACAGAGAGCGATCAAAGCCTATATTGGCAGCCAAATTGGTGGTGGTGGTGCTAGCTTGAACGTTAACTCAGTGACAGCAGGATCAGTGTTTATCAGCTCAAATATCATAACTACTACCACAGGCGGTGCGATTAAAATGAATGCTACCTTTGATTTCAGAGGGGGAGTAACTGGCCTTCCGTTGGCATTCAACTACTTTTTAAACTAAATATATACATGGAGAACAAATTATGGCAACAGGAAGACTAGGAGTAGCAGATCTCTCAGCAGCTACTAATACCACATTATACACAGTGCCTGCAAGTACATTCGCAGTTGTAACTGTAAATGTGGTAAACAGGGGTGCATCAGCGGCTGCTGTAAGAATAGCAGTGGCTTCTACAGCATCTCCAGCAGATTCAGAATATATCGAATATGACGTTAGCCTAGCTGCAAAAGGTGTGGTAGAACGCACAGGTATTGTTATGGATGCAGGAAAGCTCTTGGTAGTACGATCAAGTGCAGTAAGTGTAAATGCTGTGGTTTACGGCATCGAAACTTCAACTGCGTAACTAGGAGAATCAAATGGGTAGAAAACATACAGCAGGATCGGTTGGTAATCAAGGTGTTGGCGGTGTTCAAGTTGATAACACCACGTTGTCTGCTGCTGACAATCAAAACATCACCATTGATGCATCCGGAACCGGTTTATTTGTAATCGCAAGTGATACACTGATACAGGCTCAAGGCGACTTGAGATTTGGTGATGCTGACAGTTCTAATTATGTTGGGTTCCAGGCTCCAGGAACAGTTTCAGCTAATGTGTTATGGACACTGCCCGCAACTGACGGATCTAACACACAGGCGTTGACTACCAACGGATCAGGTACATTGTCTTGGGCCACGAATTCCGTAGTCATATCTGACGAAGCCGCAGACGCTGCTTCCAACTATGTGGCGTTTACAACAGCCACTACAGGACAAATTACCACAGCTAGAGTCAGCAGTACTAAACTTACCTTTCAGCCAAGTTCTGGAACACTGACATCTACCGTTGTGACTTCAACAGGAAACACCACTGTTGGTGCAAATCTAAACATAACTGGAATTCCCAGTATCACTGGAAGCTTTCCGGTGTACCAAAATCAAACCAGTATAAACACTTATACAATACCTGCAGGAACCAACGCTATGAGTGCAGGACCAATAACTATTGCTGCTGGACAAACGGTGACAGTTAATGGAGATTGGAGCATAGTCTAATGAGCACACTGGTCACTGACGAATTACAAGGACCACATGAGGCCAACCATCTCATAGCAATGCCAAACAACACTACCTTGTACGCTGCTGGGCAGACAATACAAACTGTTTGGAGAAAATTTCAAGGTGTGCAGACCTATAACAGCTATAATGATAACACCAGTAGACCAATCAGTGGATTGGATGTTAATATCACACTTAAGAGAGCCAACAGTAAAGTTATCCTAAAATGGTGGATTTTTTATGAAGCCCATCATGATATAACATTTCAGGCAATCCGTGGGGGCACAGTAATTGGATTCAACTCAGAAGTTGGTAATGTTAGATACAGCGGTATGGGTGGTGCTGACTATGAACATTCACATGATCAAAATAGTACCCCAACATACCAGCATCATTGCTGGATTGACTCCCCAGGCACAGTTGGTCCGCACACTTATCAAATAGGTTCAAGATCATCTTCAAGTGCAAACTATGATATTCGTATGAATCGTTCTTGGAATGGTCCAACTGATGACCACGAAGTGGGTATAAGCTGGTGTGTGGTAGAGGAGATAGCTGTATGAGCGTGACTCTTAACAATCTCCAACCACAATCAGGCACAGAAATCGTATTCAATGCCGCACATCAGATGCAGCACCAAGGTAAAGTTGTGCAGACTCAGACAGTAACTACTCATGTGCGAACCACTTATTCAGCAACCAACAGCGGAAATGGCAATGTGATCACTCAGCTAAATTTACTCATCACACCATATCGTGCGGACAGTTACATTTGGTTGCGATGGACAGTGGCCTATGAAATGCATCATGACACATCGTTTGTTGTACAACGCGATGGTACTTTAATTGGATACAATTTAGATATAGGTAATACTAGATGGAGTAATATACTTACTCCGCAATATGATAATGATTACTCATCAACACCCCAGGTTAGTACTATAAATTGGTTTGATCTTGCGGGATCAACTGCTGCGAGAACCTATCAATTAGCTGTAAGAAGCAGTGGCGGCAGCAACCATACATTTGCTCTTAATAGAACTCTTGGTTCCACAGGCACAGACGGTCACGAGATTGGGGTTAGTCATGGTATAGCAAGGGAGATCAGTGGATGACCTTAAAAGTAAACAATATTTCAGGAACCAGCGGCGTTGTTCGCGTGGCACATCCCAACGCCATATATCAACCAGGACAGATCATACAGGTCAAATGGAGCCGTGCCATGCAGCGTCTACGTTACAATATCCCTAACAACGACGGTGGAAGCCGAGGCGATGTTTTTGCCACGGGTATCTCAGAAGGTGGCACCATCATACGTCCCTTGGATGTTACAATCACTCCAAAAAGTCTAGACAGTTATATCTTTGTGGAATTTTGTGTGGCCTATGAAGCCACAAACAATATTGTGTTTAACATAGTCAGAGACGGAATGTTAGTCGGTGCGTCATTTGCCAACGTCAACGATCAAACATACAATAGTAGATGGACTGGTGCAGGTGTTAGTCGCTATGACAATAACGATTCATCAACACCGGGTCATATCTGCTTGCCTTGGGTAGACAGACCGGGAACCACAGATCCAGTAACCTACGGATTTGCTGCACGTAGTAGTGGCGGCAGCAACCATGAGTTCATGTTAAATACCACCTACGGCAGTTACCTAAACGGTCAAGACGATCATGAAGTTGGCGTGAGCTTTGGAATCGCACAAGAAATAGCATTTTAAAGAATAATAAGGATCTAATACAATGGCAGACGAACAAACTAAAATTTTACCTGTGGCAACAGCACTGGGCGTGCTGTGTCCTAATAATAAATGGAGCATCGAAGCTGATGACCTAGCTACTCTAGTTTGGGATGACGATCCAGAAGCTAGACCCACAGATGAAGAGATTACTGCAAAAGCTCAAGAATTACTAGCGGCAGCTCCATTACGAAGACTGCGTCAAATGCGCGATGAACGCATGCGTGAAGTAGATTGGGTTACATTACGAGCAGCTAGAACTGGGGAACCTGTTCCCCAAGAATGGCGGGACTACATGCAGGCTCTAGCTGATATCACCGATCAAGTAGGCAATGCTACACTCAGTGGGAGAGAAATCTTTGGTGTAACATGGCCTGAGCGTCCAGACGGGAAGCCAGCAGGTAATCAGAGAGCCCAACGAGGATTATTCGGTCTATGACAACACTAAGGGTAGATAATCTACAACATCAAAATCAAGAATATCTTTTACCACTGACTCAACTACGTCAGCGTACTATTAAAGAATATCGTCAAACCTATCAAAATGGTAGTTGGGAACCCAGCGACTCTTACGCATGGGCTCCAGGATTATGGGTTGATTATCAGCCAGCTTCGGCATCAAGTAGAATTAGAGCCACTTGGTGTTTTAATTTCGCACACACCGACGGTCATGCAATTTCCAGCTGTGTATTTTACAGCAACGGCAGCACCGAACAAGGCCGGCACAGCATAGCAGGTCAGAGCCCAGAATATCGACACACCTATGTATGGGAATTTGACAGCTGGGGTACTAGTCGTGCTCGTATCGGATATCAAATAAGACGGCACGGCGGCAGCAACCGACCTAGATTTTTTGGTACGCACCATTGGGATGGTGTTGGATCAAATCAAACTGGAACCAGCCAACTGTTTGTAGAGGAATATTTGCCAATAACATGAGCACACTTATCACAAATTCTCTTAGTTTTGATCCTAATTCAACTCCTATACCTTTAACAGAGTTAGGACATCGTGTGGTCAAAGAAGCAAGAGCCACCTATGATGGTGGTCAATGGAATCCTGATACCACCTATGCATGGATTCCTGGTATGTTCAACGACTACACTCCATTGCTGGCAACATCTAGAATACGCATGACCTGCATGATTCCTTATGCAAGAAATTCTGGCTCAGCACACGCTATCAGTCACTGGATATTTTATGCCAACGGTGCTGAGCAAGGACGACATGGAGTATCTGGAGAACATCACGAAGATATGCGTACCTATGTATGGGATGTGGCCAGCTGGGGCACAGCTTCAGGACGTATCGGCTACCAAATGCGGGCCTATGCCAACGATAACAACGAAGTTAGACCTTATTGTACGCAATACTGGGATGGTGGCGGCTCAGTACAAAACTGTCGCGGCCAATACGTGATTCAAGAATATCTTCCAGGAGTGTAATAGATGCCTAATAATGTACAGATTTCAACCTTACAAGATGTCTCTGGATCTGTGACTATTCCTGTGGTAGAATTAACCACACGAGTCATACAATATATTAGACAGGATTATACCGCCGGGGTATGGAATCCAGATAATTCATACAACTGGGTGCCAGGCGCTTTTTACGATTTCACTCCAAAACGAGCAGACAGCGTTATTAGTTATACTATGAGGCTACCAATAGCAAGAGCCGGTGGATCAACACATGCTATTGGAAACTGGTATTTTTACGCCAACAACATAATTTATTATCGCTGGGAAGACAGCCTACAGCACGGAGAAAACGGCAACATATGGCAATTTCAAATTCCAAGCTGGGGTACCAGCACCGGTCGTATCGGTCTTCAACATCGCGCCCATAGTAATGACAGCAACGAATTTAGAATGTATACCACAGAATACTGGGATGGTGTTGGATCAAATCAGAATTGTCGCGGACAGCTGTTCATCGAGGAGATCGTGTTATAATGGGTACTTTAACCACCAGCTATATAGCCAGCAGCACTGGATCACTGGTAATTCCTATCAGAGAACTGGCTACTAGATGCATACAAAGATATCATAGTCAATATACCTCAGGAGAATGGAATCCGGACACTACCAGCAACTGGGCACCAGGAGGATTTGTAGATTTTACTCCCCAACGTGCAGACAGCAGGATTGTGTTTATTTGGCGTGTGCCAACAGCTTGGTCAAACGCCGCCCACAGTATCAGCCATTGGAGATTTTATGTTAATGGTGTTCTTTATTATAGACATGGTATGGGCGGCACACATGTGGAAGATGGAAATACACTGAAGTGGGATGTACCAAGTTGGGGTACATCATCTGGACGTATTGGATATCAAGTACGATCTCATACCAACGACAACCACGAAACTAGACTGTATAGAACATACTATTGGAACGGCACTACATCAACTCAAAACGCCTACGGACAGTTAATAGTTGAAGAATGGGCACAATCAGGATTACCAGCCGGTGCTGATAATACCGAAGGCATAGTTACTGCCCGCTAAATAACATTATGGTATTATACAACCAAAAGATTAGGAGATAAAACATGTCAAGTGAAATAGATTTCGGTGAAGTTATGCATAGATTCTATGCAGGTCGCCAGTACGGTGTAAGAGGCCCCAACTATGAAGATATTTCGTGGATGGAACCAAGCGAACCAATGCCCAGCAGAGAAGCATTAGCTGCTAAATGGGAAACAATCAAAGAAGAAATTAGATTGATGAAAATTGCCCAGAAAAGATCAACACCTGGTGAATACCCCGGTAAAGATGAAATTCTAGTTGCACTATGGGAAATGGTAGTTGAAAATCGTCCCGAAAAAGCTGAGGCATTACAAGCACGTAGATTAGAAATCAAAGCCAAGTATCCTAAATAATTATGACTGCAACTTTAAGAGTTAATACCATTACTAACTCAACTGCCAGTGTCAGTTTAGCCACCACTTATTTTCAAAGAAGATTGGTGCAGAGAATTTACAAGCGATTCCACGGTGGTGGAAATCCAGAGCAAGGCGGTGGAGGACTTTGGAATCCAGGAAACGAATACAGACCAATTCCAGGAAATTCTTTGAGTATTACTCCCATGTATAGCAACAGTATATTGGTATATACCTGCAATGCTCCTGTGGGGCATCGTCAAAATAGCCACAGTATCACTCATTGGAAATTTTATGCAGGTGGTCAAGAATATGCTCGTCACAGTAAATCAGGAACGCACATGAGTCATGCACATGTTCATAGATGGGAAGTTCCTAGTTGGGGTGCGGGGCGAGCAGGTATGATGGGATATCAAGTTAGACAATACGGTGACGGAACGCACTCAACACATTTCAACGGCCGTCGTTGGCTTGACGGCAGCGACACTAGTAGATCAGTACCAAGTTACGTAATGGTAGAGGAGTATGTGACAGCACCATGACCGCCCAATTAAACGTTTCAACCATTCAAAGTGAAGATGGATCAATATCCAGAAACATACAAGATTTCGCTCACAGGGTAGTTCAACGAGTAAGTTACACACACCGAAACGGCTGGATTCGTGGTGATAACACCTATTATTGGATGCCTGGAGGCTATGCCGATTTTACTCCAGTAAGATCAGACAGTAGAATAAGATCCACATGGTGCATTCACACCAGAGACTATGGTTCCAGCCACATGATAATGCACTATATTTTTTACAGAGATGACATAGAGTATGGCCGCTTTACTAGAGGCGGACACGAAATAGAAAATACCAACGCCATAGAATGGGATATTCCAAGCTGGGGCGCTGGACAAAAAGCTCGTATGGGGCACAGATATCGAGCATACGTAGACGGTAATCACAATGCGCATCTATTCCACACTGAGTGGTGGGACGGTAGTGGCAGCGGCCAAAGTGTGCCGGGACAATATACAATTTTAGAATACGTTCCTAAACTTCCTCTTAATACTGCTGACATGCCACATAGTCAACAGAATATGCAAAACGCTGCTGTAAGAAATAACGGTGCAGGCGGTGCTGGATCAGCGGCCAGCGATGGCCTGGGAGATGATCGTACGCGAAGTCTAAGCTACGGTTGGCATTCTAGTCCAGCTGTTTTTAACGGAATTTGTGCAGTTTACATGGGTAACAAATATCCTAACGGAGTTGTTGTAAATCAACTACGTCTAATTGCTCACACTAACCATTTACAAGCATTTACTATTCAAGGTAGTAACGATAGTGGTCAAGGTGCAAACTTCCATAATGCTGGAAACTGGACCACAATTATTACAGGTGACGGTGGCGGCCCAGGCTCAGCATTTGACCGCCAAGCACTGGATTACCAATCAACCAATACTACACCATACCTAGCATACCGCATAGTTGTTACAAGCGGTGGTAGCGGTTGGGCCAGCTACGGTTGGGAACTATACGGGTATTAATTCATATTTGATCTCATATCTTATTACTGTAAAATAAGTAGTTGCATAGGAGATAGACATGCATCATGACGAAATAATTTCTCAGTTTATCGGAAAAGACGGAAAGGTCCTCTACATCGGAAACCCCACGGATGCTATAAAAAAACCAACAACACCGTCGGTTTTCCACGCCATTGATCCTTCAACAACACTCATTGATGCATCTAATTTACCAAAAGATTTTGATACTGTGATATTTGCAACAGCGTTAGAACTAGTAAATGACCCGCGAGGATTGATAAATCAATTCAAATGGCAGGCCAAATGTACAATTGTCTATGAATTCAAATACGATCACATGGACGACATTGATCCGTCATGGAAACTAACCTGGAAAAATATCGGATTAGAAAATATACTCACTTGGGAATTTGATTATGTTAGAAGCATATACCTAGGATATGCTACAATATATTTCTGCGAAGGTCCCAACAAATATACTCCTGACGAAATCGGAGAGGGTGTCTCAGTTGAACACAAAAACACAATTTAAAACTTAAAAGGTAACTGACATTGATTAATAACATAGCTATAGTAGGTGGGGGCACAGCCGGAGTAACTACCGCTTTGATTTTAAAAAAAACATATCCTAATCTACAGATTGATTTGATAGAATCAGATCAGATAGGAATCGTAGGGGTAGGAGAAGGCAGCACTGAACATTGGGCTACCTTCATGCAGCACTGTGATATCAGTACCACTGAGCTGGTCAAACATACTGATTGTACTTTTAAATACGGTATTAATTTTGATAACTGGAATGGCGATGGTACAAATTATATTCACACAATTAGCAGTGCTTTTAACATGGAGAGTCAAAGCAACAGTAAATTTGTATACTCATATCTGATAGCCAACGGAGCAGGCCCCAAGGATCTCATTCACAAATATATAGAACCTAGTCTGCATAGAATGCCGTTCTTTACTATAAACCAATTTCATTTTAACACAACCAAATTAAATAAATTCCTACACGATCTCTGCGATCAAAGAAAAATAAACACCATAAAAGCAGAAATCAAAGAAGTTAAATTGGATGAGCAGGGCGCAATCAAAGAGTTAATTACCACAACTGATAAACACCTTAGTTATGACTTATATGTCGATTGTACCGGATTTCATCGTTTGCTTTTGCACAAAACTATGGGGGTCAAATGGCGCAGTTACCAAAAATATCTTCCAATGAACAGTGCTATCGCATTCCCTACAGAAACCACAGAAAAAATTCCCAGTTGGACACTAGCAAAGGCAATGAACAATGGATGGTTATGGAGAATTCCAACTCAACAACGATACGGCAATGGTTACGTGTTCAATGATAGTTTTATAGATTTCGACAAGGCCGTTGACGAAGTTGAAAAGCTCTATGGACATAAAATACAAGTAGCAAAAAAAATAAAATTTGATGCAGGATGTTTAGAAAAATCATGGGTAAAAAACTGTGTAGCTATTGGTTTATCTAGCAGTTTTATTGAACCTCTAGAAGCCAGCTCAATAGGATGCAGTATACAACAGGCATTCAAGTTAAATCATTTATTACCTGCTTATATACCGGAAATTAAAACTACTCGGGTGATCGACGAATTCAATCAAGAATGTGATGAACTTCTTGAAAATATTTTAGATTATGTAGCATTACATTATATCACTAAGAGAACTGACACAGATTTTTGGAAATCTGCTAAGACTCTTCCAAAACCTTCGGGGTTAGAAGACAAATTAGAATTATACAAATACAAATTTCCTAGTAAGTCAGAATTTTCAAATAGAAAAGTCATGTTTAAAGAAGCCAACTGGATATTAGTAATGCATGGTCTAGGATTAATCAGCAAAGAATTAGCACAGAAAGATGTGGACATGCAGGCTAAACATCTAATGGAATCAATACCGTATAATCTTCCTAAAGAGGATATCGATTCTGGAGAATTTGTTGATCATAGGCAGGCGTTACAATGGCTAATTGACAATCCAGAGCAGATAAATTGATAATTAGTCAAGGATTAAATTGGCTGATCACTGATCACATTGCTGATTTAGGTACTATTAAAAAAGTAGTCAGTGATGTAACGTCGGAAGATTGGTCATCATATACCACAGCTAAAGGCCCATTATCTAGACAGCACTACTTAATAAACCCGTCATGGATGCCATCCCAAGTTCATGAAGAACCACAAGGATGGGCTGAACTTAAATTGTGGTATGAAAACACCGTACAAAAGTTATTGGTACATCACGGTCTTATGCCAGGTCAATGGCAAGGAATTTCAGCAAACAGATCGTGGACTGTGATCGGCGAAGAAGGCAGTTATCATACGATACACGATCATGGACCAAATTCTGTATGCTCTGTGACCTATCTCGAAGTACCGGAACAAAATAAAAACGACGATAAAGCGGGTCAAATTTATTTTGTATTACAGTCCGATCCCTATCATCCATTAACTCCGGTAAAACATAAAGTAGTTCATATATCTCCAAAACCGGGAATGATCGTAATTTTTCCTAGCTGGTTACTACATGGCGTTTATCCTCAAGGTCCAGGAATACGCCAAACACTCAATGTTGATTTTGTCGGAAACGTGTGTCCAGGGCCAGAAGATTCTGCTGGATATATTAGTATTTTATAAAGTTATTTTGTCTAGACGATATCTTTGATATTTTAACTTAATTGTAATATAGTTATTTGGCGAAAACCTAAATCATTTTTCGATAAATACTATTATGACCAGAGAAACCCTCAATATTTTAAGAATCATACCTAGAGATGCTGATTTTCTAGATAGAAAAACTGGATCTCGCGGAGAAATATTCTACGATAAAGATACAAATACACTTCGTTTGTATGACGGACAATATCAGGGAGGTTATACACTAGCTAAGGCAGACTTAACAAATATCACTAACTCAGATTTCCTTGCCAAAGCTAATTCAGCAGGATTTAGTGGTGGGGTACAGGCAGGTGTAGCTGGTAGAATAGCCTACTATCCTAGTACAGGCAGTCAGGTCAACGATCTTGCTGAAGTTTATTGGCATACACACGATAGCGCCAGTATGTTGCACATCAACGGACTGTTGGAAGTATCTGGCCAAAAAAATAAGATACGTTTCCACTGGGACACACTGGCTGATTTAACCAGTGAAGTTCCTGCTGTAGATTGGCACGGTATGGTAGCCCACGCACACGATACGGGGAAATTGTATTACGCTCATGCCAGTGCTTGGGTGCCAGTAGCCAGCGAATCTAGTCTGCCCAATTCATTTAGCACTGTGGTTGTTGCAGGACAGAGCTCTGTGATAGCCGATTCTACTGCTGACACACTAACCCTAGTCGCCGGCTCTAATATTACTATTACTACCAATGCTGGCACAGACACCGTAACCATAAGTTCAACTACCAGCACAGGTTCTATTACTTTTGTAGGAACCACAATAGATTCAGCAGACAGTTCCACCATCACATTTACGCCTACGGTGGCATTTGATTCAGATGTTGTGGTAGGCAATGAAATTGTATTCGCGGACGGGACAAGGCAATCGACCACCGCCGTAGGAGTTCCCGGACCACAAGGACCACCAGGCCCCACAGGAGCGTCAGGCGCGGGAACAGGGGATGTATTAAGCGCAGGCGGCGGGTATGTGGATAATGCTATCATACGCTACGATGGTACCACAGGTACAATCATTCAAAACAGTTCTGCGACTATATCAGACGCTGGATTATTGACAGCTACCAGCTTCAGTGGTATCGGCAGTTCTCTGACTGCGTTAAATGCTACACAACTGACTGCTGGAACTATACCAGATGCACGTTTTCCAGCTACACTGCCTGCACTAAGCGGAGCAAATCTCACAGCATTGCCTGCGACCCTGCCAGCCGCCAGCGGTGCAAATCTTACTGCATTGAACGCCACTGAACTTACCAGCGGGACAGTACCTGTGCTTAGACTAGGTGCGTCTGGCACTAGAGACGCTACTACCTATCTCAGAGGAGATAATACATGGGCTACAGTAGCAGGCGGCGGCGGAGCAGCATCCGACAGTTTCGCTACTATCGCAGTAGCTGGACAAAGTTCTGTTGTAGCTGATTCTGCCACAGACACATTAACACTGGTAGCTGGTAGTGGTATAACTATTACCACAGATGCCGGTACAGATACGATAACTATAACCAATAGCAGTGCTGCTCAAAATACATTTTCCACTGTGGCAGTCACCGGACAGAGCAACATCGTAGCAGATTCTAGCACAGATACACTGACAATAGCAGCCGGTACAGGTATTTCTATTACCACAGATGCAGGCACAGACACAGTAACTATAACCAGCACAGTCGCCGCTGGCGCTACTGCATTCACTGGTCTTAGCGATGCAGGAAGTCTCACCGTGGATAGATTTTATCTTCCTGCGATCACTATGTTGGATGTCACTGCCAACGGCACATCAGCCTATAGATTTGATCAGTACGGTACCACAGATGATCCTACCATATATGCCATCAATGCTACGACTATCGCATTCAATTTGGCCGGCGCTACTAGCCATCCGTTCCTAATACAGGACAACACCGGTACCAATTACAACACTGGATTGGTGCATGTAACCACCAGCGGAGTAGTGACCACAGGGGCGTCAGCGCAAGGAAAACAATCTGGCACATTGTATTGGAAGATACCCGATTCTATATCAGGTAACTATAGATATCAGTGCCAATCACATGCCGGTATGGTAGGCACAATAACTATCAAGAACTTTGGCAGCATCTAATTAGAGAGAAACTAGTCTAGATTTTTTAATTTGTTATCTAGTTTTTTACGAATAGCTACTATATTCTGTTTCATATCGGAACCCATAGACGGCATCTGTTTGGTATAGATCATTTCCATGTGCATGGTGTCTAGTTTTCTAACTTCAGAGATCAATTTGTTCAGCAGTTCTTTGACTTCTTGTTTGAACTCACCTTCTGGAATCTGTTCAATCTTGGCTAGATACCGTTCGTGGTCTTGTTGAAATCTACTAGATTTCTGTAGTAGGCTTGACATTTTCTAACTCCATGATAGTTTCAATTTTAATTCTGATCACTTGATTATTCAGCGTGGTTTTCAAACCCAGATGCAGTTGTTTAGGAAGATCATCTAGATCGGCCCAGCACACAGTCCGCACCGCAGAGTTTAGAAATTCTTGATCAACCACACACACATAGGTGCCGTATTCAAATCCTCGATCCTCTGACAGATACAACTCAATAGGCAGTATTCTGCCTGTGGCATAATCTTTGAGCAGCGGAGCACTGTCTTCCAACAAAGGTCCTGTTCTCACGAAAGTAGGTACAGTCCATCGTTGATCCTCGAGGATCAACAGTATTCTACCTGTGGTTTTGGCTAAAAATAGCAGTCCGGCACGCTGTTGCATGTGAGTACTTAGCGTCAGACCATCCTGAAGTTCCAACGTCCTGGCGCATACTCGCCCTCAAAGGCCTTGAGCCATTGCGAGCCGTCCCATTTGTATTTGATACCTGTGCGGATGTTTTGGATATAGGTGGCTTCGAAATCTTGATCAATAACGGCATCATCTTGTAAGGTGTTATCATCGGGATCCCAGATAGTGTTCCACTTGGTTCCGGACCATTCTATGATGGAGTTAGCTGTGATTACAGGATCAGTGCCGTCCTGGTTTTCCCATGACGAATCGTCGTTGCCGGGCTCACGCCAAGCCTGTGGTCCGCGATAAGGCACATTGGTGCTGTCTGCGGGATTACTAGGGTATTCGATGAATCCTCCGCGATTCGCACTGTTGTTGACATCCTCCAACATGAGGAATCTCAAACCTATAGGAATACCAGCATGATTACCATACACTTCTAGAGGATTGTATTTGTAAGGATCGATGATAGCATCCACGGTGCCACGAGTTTCTATAGCACTTGCTATATCTGAGTTAGCAGGATAGGTATCTGGATCTAGAGTCACAGTCAATACTGTTCTATCTAAAGGATTGATCACAAATGTGCCAACAATTTCACTGTCACTATCTTTGAGAAAAAACACATCGCTGCCTGGTACATATCCGCCCTGTACTTCTAGGATACGATCCCATTCTACGGGCTCACCATTTTTATATTCTTGTGCATCTAGTCCCAGTGATAAGACTGCTGCGTCAGGATTGACCAGCGTGAGGTCATACTGATTGTCTGTGAGGTTGCCTGTGTTAGACTTAAACAGCAGCACACGATATCTGTTACTAGAATTAGTTACTATAGATACTGTTGGTTTTTCACGATTGTAAATTAACTGTTCGAGATCAGCAACATCTCCAGTTTCTGTGAACACATTTGAAATAATAGTCTGTACGATACCTAATTTTTTAACTTTCGCAGGGGCAGTGATATAGATTGGTATTTCAAAGTCAAGGCTACAGACATCTATTTCGCTTTCCGCACCAGCAGGAATAGTCCTTGAGGTAAAGTTTGTGCTGGTAAGATACAGTGTGCTGAGACTGGTCCAATCTAGATAGTTGTCTGTGGTCTGTAGTTCTAGACTAGGGTTAAACAGCACAAGGATCTGTTCCAGCAGTTGCAGCTTTTGATCTGTGTTAGAAGTCCATATGTCTGCTTTCATGGTCATCTTGAAAGGAGTTGGCATTAGTCTTTCTACGGTATAGTTGCCACCCTGCGCATTTTGATATTCTCTAGTTCCCGCAGCATCTGTGAATCTGCGTTCCCTCACATGCACTTTAGAAACAAACGTAGGATCACTGAGCCGCGACGTATCCATTTCTAGGGCACTGATATAACAGCTGATCTTGGGCACAGACGGCATTTTATTTTCTGAATTTTCTTTGATGATAGCAGCTACCTGGCGAGCCATGTCACCATAGCTTACAGGCACACTGACCTCATCACCATTGCCAGCTTTGTATTTGAAGCCTATGAACACACGCATGAACTGTGTTACATAGCGTCTTATTTGCCCATCATAGAAAAAATCCATTATTCATCCGCCTGTGGTCTTAGTGCCTTGGTAAGGCTCTGTTTTTCTTTGGTCTCATGACCATCTATGGTAGTCACTGTAGTGTTGTTGACAAACGTGGCCTTCTGTGTCTGACGAATATCTTTGCCAGCATAGGTGTCACCCGAGCCTACATCACTGGCTCCGAGATTGTTCATGGTCATGCGCACATTGTCCTCAAATTTAGTCCAACGTCTGCCATCAAATCTAAACAGTCTGTTGGGTAGATAATCAGTCCTAAGAGCAAACTGCCCCACAGTGGGATTGATAGGAAATGCGATACCGGCAGTAAATGGAGCGCCGTTAGGCGGCAGGCCATCTCTGGTCAGATACCCGTTATAGCCGTCGCCGTCTGCAGACATAAGCATCGAGCTTGCAGTCTGTCCTACGTAGACAGGATTGCCGTCTGCATCAAACAACGGTGTGCCATCTATGTCAGTGGCCTGTGTCTCAGCATCTACAGTCACAGCAGTGGCATCTACCGAAGCAAGTTCCGCTGTGCCATCCTCTGCTCTCTGCAAGGTGTAGAACTTGCTGTTATCATATCCACTCTTAGGAGCATCAGCTTCTGCTTGATTTAATACAGCTGACGTGATCTGCATTTCTTTGTTGTAGGTAGAGATGATATCTTTCAGCGTGTCAGCGATCACATAGTAGGTACCATTGGGAGGTGCAACTCCTGTTACTTCTTGGGTGACCTGATATTTCTTGCCATCTGCGCCTGTGACAATGTCTCCAGGATAGTAAGTGATATCAGCATTGTAGGAGCCTCGGTCGGAGTCTGTGTTGGCTATGCCGTCTAAGATCTGTTTATATTCTTGGCTGTCTACCAATGGTTTGCATTTGGCTCTGTACAGATGCGGATACCATGTCACAGAAAATCCTTCTGCTGCTCTGCTTACTTCTTCGATGACATAAAATCTTTTCAGCGCATACTGAAGATCGTTCAACGCATATTCATCTGTGAGGTGCGGCAGTTCTATCACATCACCTGCGATGATTTTACGACCTATCTTTTCCACAGTGTCGTTGATGTGGAACGTAATAAAAATAGTATCGTTCTGTAGAAACAGTCCAAATTGGCTGAGATTGAAATCTATGTCTGAGAGATTATACACCCCCCTAAGCAGATAAATGTCGGGATCATATTTGCGATCTCGATTTTCTAAGAACAATAGATCCTGTATGTTAAAGGGATCGTCTGTGTTGTACGTGGGCGTCGAAGGAGTGTTGCCCTGCACAGCGGTATCGGGCCCAAGATATTTGTGCACCAGCACATCCGTGCCGCCAACCTGGAACATTTCCCAGATGGTTTTATCTATAAATCGGTAATCATTGCCCTTTTGGGGCCGGTAGAGACTGAGTCTTGGCATAGTCATATATTTACCGCTACGATAAATACTATCATGAGCACAAC